TCCACCTGCGACGGTTCCGAGCACGCCCGAACCTGCGGCAGCAACGACACCACGGGGCTGGGTTGTGCCAGTTCCGACGGTGAGTGCGTTGTTGACGGCGAAGCCGATTGCGTTTCCGGTTTGCGTGGCAAGGAAGCTCAAGATGTCGACACCTGAGTCTTCGATGAGTTCACGGCTCAACTGCACCAAGAACGAGTACTTGTACGCACCCAAGGTGATGAAGCTGTTGAACGTCGGATCGGACTCGCTGATGGCTGAGCCTTCAGCGGTGATTGCCGCCGTTGACCAACCAGCCTGCGATGGAATCTGGAGGTTCTCGCCACCAGCCGTGCGCAGCACGGTCGAGGTGTCGAGCATTGGGCCGACGAGACGAGCCTGCGCAATGACCTGGTCGAAGAACGACGTTGGTACTGGTGCGCCGGTGGACGTCTTGACAACGTCACGAGTCTCGAACGTGAACGAACGAGTCTCGCCACGAGCCATCGAACGCAACACTTCTGCGTCGGTGGACACGGCCTTGCTGGTTGGACGTACTTGGCCAGCGATGTCACGGGTTGCCGCTTCAATCTTGGCTTCACGCTCGGCATCAGCCTTGAGGGCTTCGATGCGAGCAGCACGCTCGTTGAGTTCGTCGTTCATCTTCTTGTACGACGCTTCTTCTTCTGAAGTCAAGTCACGCTTCTCAGCGGCTGCGGTGTCGAGAAGAGCCTTGGCTGCTTCCCACGCACGCTGACGCTGCTCGACTTGACGGTCGATGTATTCCTTCATGAGTAGTTGTCCTTTCGTGGACGTTGTTGGGGCACGCAGGGATTTGTTATTCAGCCCGCTTCGGCTCCGAAGTCGGCGTCGTCCTGCGGCTCCGCAGCAACTACGTTGAAAAGAATCTAGCCGACGAGACGCTTTAGTTCAAGTTGCTTCGCAAGAATGGAAGCAGGCACCTTGTCAGGCTGCTTGCGCAACTTGCCTACCACATCAGCCAGCAACGAAGCCTGGTCATCAGACAACTCCGACCCGGCTTCAAGAACGGTGATCGCTTCAGCCAACTTGTCGGCATCCAACGCAGTACGCTCAGCCAACTTATCCAAGCTACGCACACTGGCCGAAGTCGCTGCGTATGCAGGGAACCCGGTCACCACAGACACTTCGTAGAGGCGCACTTCTTTGAGTTCACGAACAGCCCCATCGTTGGACCATTGGTCGCCACGAGTAGGCACGGAGAACCCGAACGACATCGAGTCCACATCACCACGCTTGATGAGCGTTGCCAAGTCACGACCAACAGTCGTGTCAGGTAAATCTGCGTCAACTTTCAGACCACGCTCATCTTCTTCAAGACGCAAAGTCTTGGCACGAGTTGTGGCAAGAAGCATCGTCGAATCATGGTTGAGGTACATGCGCACATTGTTCTTGGAACGCAACGACTTCTTGAACGCACCCGGCAAGATTCGTTCCGTGAAGGGCAACGGTTCAGAGTCAGAGTTGAACACGGCCGCATACCCACTGAACGCCATGCCGTCACCGGCAGGACCCTCACGCAACTCAAACTGATTGACAGTGAGGCGGCGGGTCTCAATCTTCTCGGTCATAGGAGACAATGCTAGTCCGAAGCGGATACTACTTGTCTAGAAGTAGTTGAGACAACCGTGCCAAAGTCTTGAAGTATCCGAGGCGGGCTTCTTCGTCACGGATGCGTTGAGCTTGACGCTCAAACCATTGCATCGCAGGACTTGGGTCCAACGGGTCAATGCCCCACAGGTAGAACGCAACAGCGCCAGCACCGGGGAACTGATCGTTGTCGGCATCAGAGTTCTGAGGCGCTTCGAGGTCCACCAAGTGTCTTGCACCCCAAGCGTTTGCACGAATGACTTTGTCTTCGTTGATTCTTCCCGCAGCCATGTCACGGGCTTCACGAACGGTGCGTGCGACAAGGCCGTCACCAGCGAGTCCCTGACCGTAATAGTCCAAGCCTCTGCGAGCAGCCGACCGAACATACTGCGGAACATCAAAGGTGAGTTGGCGGTAGATGTTGATGCCTGGGTCGTAGTAGTACGGGTTTTCTGTGCTCACGTCGCCAGTCTGAACGGTTTGTCCTGGGTTGTCGTTGGGCAGTCCGTCAACGGGAGCCCATGCGTTGCAGTACGACGAAGGAGCTACGAGAGCGTCCCAGCGTTTGCAATAGAAGTTCTTGTAATAGCCGCAGTTCCCACAGTTGTGGTTTGCTGGCACGTCGGCTGATGAAGCGGGGCGATAGTTGGTCGGCAGTTCTCGATCCTCCATGTCGTCCTCGTCCTCGTCCTCCGGTTCGTCCTCTGGTTCTTCCAACTCTCCGATGCGAGTCAATGTGGAGAACTTGTGACCGACGATGACATCTGTATCTTCCCAGCCACCTTTGACTCGTTGATAAATCTGAATGAGCGCAACCGGGTCATCTTCACTGGCTTCCAACTCAAAGTCGGTGCCAGGTACACGCACCGTGCCTGACCGGAAGATTTCTTTGATTTCTCCACGAGCACGACCACCAGACGAGTTCCATGACACATAGTCGCCCACCATCAGCTCGTCAGGTGCGGCACGTTCGCCACCCGGCTCCATGTCTTCGGCGATAGACACGGCAACCATTTGGTCGATGGCATCCTGTTTGTTGGTGTGACAACCGATGACTTCACCATCTTCCTTGATAGTTGCCCAACCTGAACAGTCGGGTGAAGAATCGGTGATGAAGTATGGCATCAGGGAGTGATGTGCAACCAAGAGACGGTGTGACCGGATTTGCTGGAGATTGCGTAGATGACGGTGTCAGCATAAATCGTCAACTCAACATCACCGCTCTTCGGAATGCCGTGACCAGTTGATGTTGTGATTGCAGAACCGCCGACGTACACCGTGTCGGTGTTGTCCTGATTCACGATGTGAATCACACCCGGCTGCGCACGAGACGGATTCAATACCGTCGCAACAGTTCCAACAGACGCTTGACCTTGATACACAGCCATGATTTACCTCAGAGCATCAACATTACTTGCAAGTCGTCCTCTTCGGCAGAGAACGTGATTCGGCCACCAGCCGACGCAGACACAGCAGCGAAGATCGGAGTGCAATACGCCTCCACCACCGCAGGCACAACAACAACCTCATCCTCAACTTCGACGACAACCGCTTCAACTTTCTTGCGTGGCTGAGGACGTGGATACCAATACGGTGTCCCACCGCCACCAGTCGGCTTAGGCTCCGGTTTCGGCTGAGGCGTCACCGTCCCGACCGCCGACGCAGTCAACCCACCCAACGCACCTGACGCAGTACCAATCTCCGACGCCACACCCACCGCAGACGCATCCACACCACCCAGAACAGCCGTCGCCGAACCGACCACCGTCAGAGTGCCAGTAGCACTCGATGACGCTTCTCCAAGCCCCGCAGACGCCGATGCGACGATTGTGACACCACCAGCAGCCGACGCCGACAACCCACCCAACTCAGCAACCCCGTCACCGAAATCCTCAATCGTCACCTCGCTCACATCAGCGAACAACTCACCCAACGGAGCATCAGCAACACCCGACACCACCGGCGTCACCGTCCCCGTCGCCGACGCAACCAACCCACCGAGACTTGATGCACCCGTGGCGGTGGTCGTGAAGTTCGTGCCGTCAAGAACACCTGACGAATCAAGCGTCGAGGTATCAAGGACGAACGCTGGTGATGGGCCGCCGAGTCCGACGTCAGCGTCGTCTAGTTCCGACTGGTCGAGGTAGAACCGTGTGACCACGGGTGCCTACTAGGAGGCGATCGTCAGTGAGACGGTGAGTGACCCTGATGCGATGGTGAATGTGTCGCCTGCCGTGTAGGCGTTGGCGGTGATTGTTCCTGAGAACAGGAAGTTCCCTGCTGAGACGTTGTCCCATGCGGTGAAGTGTGTGGCGTCTTGCGACCCGGCGATGTTCGTCCAGGTGAGTGCGGAGTCAGATGTGAGCGTGCCAGATGATGCAGCCGAGAACGACGCTTCTTTGCGGGTCGTTTCCGTTGCCGGGTTTGATGTGCCTGCTGCGCCTGGATCACCGACATGCAGTTTCACATACACGGCGGCCACGGCGAAAGTGTCATTGTTGCCCAAGGCATCAAGCCACTGGTCTGCGAGATAGGAGCTGATTCCCGTTGCCATTACTGCTCAGGCCTTTCCGTGATGTGCAGGATTCGACCATCAGCGTCACGCTCCACGGTACGCACGACGGTGCGCTGCTCCGGCACGTTCACGTTGACCACCGTCTCAGGAACATTCACGACCGGCGCATCAACACGCACCTGTGGTGGTGCGACATGGATGATTTGTTCCGGCATGTTCAGGTTCAGTTCTCGTGTGCCTGCGTCGTAGACCGTTGCTGGTGCAATCGGGTTGATAGCAGCCACAGGTTGCAGGGCTGCGGTTGGCACACCCGTGTGCTCAATCTCAGGCATGTCCAACGCCTTCAACACAGCCGCAGGCTGGAAGCCTGACGAGATGAGTCGTTGGGCGATAGCCGACTTGCGATCCAAGTCGGCGAGGTTTGCTGCGGTGATGTCGATGTTGGTGAGTGGTACTCGGTAGACGTCGCCACCTTCAATTGGTGTCATGTCCTCAAATCGGCGCACATCGTTGACGGACATGTAGCCGTTGTTGAGTCCTGATTGGTAGGAGGCGTTGCGTGCTGCAATGTCGCCACGCAGAAGACCTGCTGTGGAGAATCGGATGAACGCACGACCAGCCAACAACACGCTGTACTCAGACTCAATCTTCGCCAAGATTGGAGTCAACGAGTGAACAAGGAACGAAAGGTTGTTGGCTTCCACGGACGCATACGACATCGCACCGGGTGTGGTCACACCAATCATGGATGGAGGGACACGGAAGATTCGTGCAATCTCCTCCACGGAGAACTGACGAGACTCAATGAACTGTGATTCGTTCGGTGGCACACCAGTCTTCTCGAACGTCGCACCACCGAACAAGATGCCTGGGCGATGCGAACGACGCAACCCTTTGTGGCCATCCTCGAACGCATCCACCAGATTCTTGGCTTGTTCACGAGACAGGTTGCCAGGGAACTGGATGATGCCCGAAGTGTTCGAGCCTTGACCGAAGAATCGGGATGCGAACTCTTCCAACGCTTTTGCCAGACCGAGATTCTCTTTCATCAAGTCAATGCGTGATTTTCCACGCAGTTCACCCGGCAAAGTGAGGTCACGAATGTGGATCATGTCCACATCCTCGATGCGGTCACGGGTTGAGTAGATGTAGAAGAGGCGGCCGTAGTTGTCTCGGCGAACCTCAACCTCTTGCGGGTTCAACACCGACAAGGCGAGCACTTCGCCGTCCTCGTCACGGATGATGCGTGTGAACGAGTTGCCGTTCAACAACAGCGAAACGACGACCTGCTGGAAATGGTCCTCCTTGGTGACCCCAATGTCTGGTGCGTCAAGCCACGCTGGGCGTGGACGATACTGAAGGCGCACACCTTCCTGCCGGATGTAGGCATCGACGGGGAGTGTGGAGATGGTGTCGGCAATCAGCCGGACACACGCATACACCGTCCCAATTTTGATGGAATCGTCCTGCGTGACATAGACGCCAGAGTTCGTCGTGAACGTGTAGCCGTCACCCAACGCAAAGAGTGACTGAAATGAGATGGCACGTTCTTCACCATCGCCACCACCACGGCCAACAAGACGGTCAACAATCACTTGTCATCATCCTTCGTGATACGAGCCAAACTCCATGCCGAGACGAACGTCGCCACACCGATGACAGCAAACCCCAATGCTGGAGTGACCAACCATCCTGCAACCACGAAACACACCAATCCAATCAGTTCGAGTACGAGCACCTTCATTCCAACCTCCTATGGTAGTTCACTCAGCCTAATCACACTACGAAGAACCCAGGCTCAGCGACCGGTTCAGGTGTGGTAGTGGCACGATCCGACGCCATCGCCAACGCAATCACAGCGTCAATCTTCCGCTTCGACTTACCTTTGCTGAGCGTCCACCCATTGTCCTTGACCTTCTGACTTGCTGAGAGCACATGGTCACTGAAGATTGGATTCCCGTCGTGCGCAAGTTTCTGATTCACGATGAGTTCGTACAGATTCCCGCACGCAGGCACCATACGTTGCGGAGACTGCGGATACTCCACCATCGGAAACCCATCCTCAGCCAACGCCTCAGCCGTCCGCTGAAAGAACGCCGGGTCATACGCAATCTCCTGCAAGTCATACTGCTGCGCAATCTCACGCAAATACGACTCCACCGCAGACACATCCAACACACCACCATCCGGCAACCAAATCTTCGCACGAGCCACCACCTTGCCCTCCACATGCTGAACCAACACGACCGCAGTCGTGTCACGCTTCAACGCCATGTCCACCCCAACCCACGTCGCCGCACCCGGCACGAGGTCGAGCGTTGAACGGCACAGCTCCCAGGCTCCCTGTGGCAGCCACGAATCGGCGGCCGTACGCACCCACTGATTCAGACGGTACCTACGCACACTCACCTCAGAGGTTTGTTTCACCGCAATCTCCATGTCCTCCGGGTCAAGCAGCCCTTCAGCGAGATTCGGATTCGCCTCCAACCACGCAGCACGATCATTCAAGTCACAACCCTCACCCGCTTCCCACCACCAGAACCCGAACGTCTCATCGTCAATCTCACCACGACACACCTTCTGCCCATAGCCGTACAACATCCCACAAATGCTCGTGAGGTCGTACCCGGCAGTTGTGATGGCAACAATCTGCGGATCACGACGAGCACCAGAACCCAACGTCAACGCATCCCAGAGTTCCGAGTTCGGTTGCACATGCAACTCATCAAACACGACCGTCGAAGGATTCAGACCTTGCTGAAGTTTCGCATCACTCGACAACACTCGATACACGCTGTGCGTAGATGGAACCTCAATCGCATCCCGATACACCTTGCAAATTCCCGACAACGCAGGCGACTGCTGCACCTGCCACTTCGCCTCATCAAACACCACCCGAGCCTGACGCCTATCACCCGCAGCCGAATACACCTCAGCCCCATGCTCACCCTCAATCAACCCATACAGCGCAATGAGAGAACCAATCAGAGACTTCCCGTTCTTACGACCCAACCCAATCACGCTGCGCTTGTACCGCAACAAGCCATCAGCCCGACGCTCATACAAAGCGTTGATGAGCTGCCGTTGCCACGGAGTGAGTTCTAACGCCTGCCCTGCCCGTATCCCTTTGGATACATGCATGAAAGTCTCCGCAAAGTCGGCGACCTTCCCACCCTCAGTCTGCTGATACCTGCTCGACGTCGACCACCTTGGTGTTGCGACGGCGGAAGTTGTCGAGCTCATTAGCAACCCTTATCTCGGCGAGACCGAGCCTCGCCCGGTCAGACGGTGTGAACCCCAACAACGATAGCCACGCCGTGATCTGAGCGTTGAGTTCCGACTTCTGCTTGATGAGCGGATGAGTCACCAGTTGACCGTTGGCCGTCTCATAGAACCAGCGAGTCACATCCGAACCCTGCCACTGCTCAATCAACGCCACCTGCTCGATGGCAGCACACAACTTCTGCACCAACGCCGAGTCATGCTTCTCCGACAAGTGACGTCGACCCGCATCCCAGAACATCGTCCAATAGGCACGCCCATACTCGCCCAAGCCCTCCGGCGCAGCAGGCAGATCAGTCAGGCTGATGGTTGCCAGGGCGAACTCAGGCACCGGCATCGCAGCCAACCCGTTGCGAACCCGTGCGCCACGCAACCGCTTCTTCTCAATCGGTTCACGCTTCTTGCCACGGCCTGCGCCGGTCGCTGGAGTTGCCACGCTTCAAGGGTAGGCGGTACCCGTCCACCGACCGCACACCTACTGCGC